GTTGCCCGGCTCGCGCGGCCCAGAGGCCCGACCCACCCTCACCCTGCACGAGTCTCTGCTGTTCATGTCATGCGTACTGCAACCGCAGCCTTGCTTGCCCGTCCCACTTATTTCCTTTCTGCTCGTTGCAGCTTTTACAGGCACATCGCACATTGTGCCAATCGTGATCTCCGCCTTTACTCAATGGTACCGGGTGATGGTCAACCGTTGCAGACAACGGATCGTCATTTTTAAACACGCGATGCGTTTTCTTGCCGCAGATGTGACACACGAAGCGGTCTCTCGTGAACACATCCAACGGCTTACAGCCACTGTTGAAAAACCCACCGTAAGTCCTGCATCGTCGTCGGTAGCACCCATACAGTCGCCTGTGAGTCCGCCTGCTAGCGCGCTTACATACATCGCACGACACTTTGCCGCACGACTTGGCGTTCTCGACCACACGCCCGCAACTGCACTTTCTTGGGCCTCGCCACAACTTCTTGCAAGCGTAACTGCAGCACTTAGCGTGCCTGTGATTTGTCTCCACGCCGCATACTTGGCATGAGGGTCTCGGTTTGTAGCTTTTGTGTAACCGAGGCCTTTGAGGATCCCACACGTCCACAAACCAAGAAGCAAATGCGGCAGCTTTCCTCATCTCAAGCGGTCGGCCGCCGAAGTCACACTTCAGCTCTCTGGCATCAGCGCCAGCACATTCCTTGCTGCAATATTGATAGCGATTCTCTTTGACAAGATCGCTGCAACCATCTCGCTTGCAGACCCGCCTAGCCTTTCGCCCTGGCTGCCTAGCGTAAGTGCCTTCCTGCCTTCTCTTGGCAGATTCCTTTCTCGTAAGTTTATCCCTGATCTTTTTGCATTGTGGGTTCCTGCACAGAACGCGAACTTTCATCTCTTGCAGGCCCACTGCTGTAAACATCGAGCCGCACTGCTCGCACGCCTTTTCTTGCGTGGGCTCAACGAAACGGCCTTTTTTTCGCGCCTGGTGCCGATACTGCTTTGAACAAGCAGGGCAACCGGCGGAATCACTGCCGCAAGAAGTCGTCCAGCCGCTTCCGCATCGCTTACAAGCCATCGTCACACCTCCGTGTGACGTTCAGCCTGCATTACTTGTCAAGCTAGTTTCATTGGGTTCTCGCGGATCGTCTTCCGTGAGTGACACGAACGACATCGACACGCACCGTTGCTCACCTCGTACCGCAGGTCGGGCCGCTCAGCCACCGGGATCACGTGGTCGGCATGGTTGGACTGGTCGATGCGTCCACAGTCCACACAGGCCCAAGCGTCACGCGTCAGCACGGCCTGCCGCCACTTGCGGTGTTGTTTGTCTGTGTAGCCGCGGGCCGATGCGTTGGGCCTAGCGGTGTCGTCACGCCTGCTGTGTGTACGCAGGCGAGGCGGGCGATAGCTTGGCATCCTGCTGGGCATGGGCTACTTCTTCACTGCACACGTAGGGCACACGGTCCTATGGCCATCACCGTGGACGATGTAGCCTTTGCCGCCACAATCCACGCACACAGCGGGCTTGGGCTTGGGAGGCTCTGGCGTGGGCTCTGGAGCCCGCTCCTGTGCAGTGGTGGCATAAGCTGCCGACACTGCTGCCGAGGCTCTGGGGGCCTCTAAGTCTATTTGCGTTTGGTCAGCCGAAACGCTAGCCAACAGTGCAAGTAGCCATTTCCACATGGATCACCATCCTTGCCCGTGATTGAGGACTCGGTGCCCGTGCTCGTCTACTCGAGCATGCACAACATACGCCTGCTCGGCAGGTGGTGGCTCGGCAAACATCATCACCCATAGGCCAGCCTTGGCCAGCCTAGCCAGCAGACGCAGTACGGGCCGCTGTGGCTCTGGCTTAACGGGCGAGTAGTCCGATGTCGCTGCCCACCACGTGAGCATCACGGCCACCAGGCCCACGACGACGGCTGTCTGGATTTCTCTCTGTGTCATCGGTCAACGCTCCACAACGAGTAGAGGAACATCACCACACACGCACCGATCACGCTGCCGATCAAGCCAGCAGGGGCATCACCAAATGGCAGGCCGCCTGCGAGAGAGCCGATGAGCCCGAGCCCGATAGTGGGCACCCATCCTTCAGGGCACTTGCCCGGCATGAGCCATTTGGCGATGCCGCCGACGACGGCACCGAATACGAGCCACAAGAGCAAAGACATTGGCACTCCTACTGGGCGAGATGGAACGTGTCTGCAATGAGTCGGGCAGGCGACGGCTTGCGAGCCTCTGGCGGTGCAGGCTGCAGCCAGTTGCCGTGATCCAGATTCCGGTAGCGGAAGTTCACGCCGCTGATGCTGAAGGAGTCTTGCCCCGAGAGCATCGCGTCAACCGTTTCGCGGCTCACCCAGAAAGAGCCGTCAGGCTGGTCTGCTGGCCATTTCGGGCCAACATTGAACACGCCCCAAGAGTTGATGCAGAGCAACCCGTCACGCTTGCCCTCGTTCTTGGCGTACCGCACGCCGATGAAGCACATGCAGTGTGCCCACGAGCCGCTGCGGGGCGCGAAGCCATCGGCATCACGCTGAGACGAAAAGCCGACGCCGCTGCACACCGGAACGCAGTAACCGCTTTCGATGCTGGCAGCCGCCTCGTCGAAGTTCCGCACCAGGGCGACGTTGGTCGCAGTGTTCTTGTTGGCGAGCTTGGCGAGGGAAATTCCCACTTGCCCACCACCGCACAACAGGTTGCCCCACTCCTTCGCCCGCTGCGGGTTGTACGTGGTGAGGTCGGCACCGGGATACTGCTGCCGGAACAAGATGCCGCCGACCGTCGGGTCTTTGCACTTTCCGGCGACCCACCGTGCAGCTGCACCGCCATAACTGCCGTCGCTGTACCCTGCCTGCGTGACCGGCGGTAGTCTGCCTGCAGTACGACTTCCCGAGTACAGGCTGGTGGTGTCGACGAGCTTGGGCGGCTCGGGCAATTCGCCCTCGGCCCAGTCGACGCACTGGCCGACGTACGAGCCCATCGCCCACCCAAAACTCACGCAGTCCCCGATGCCCTGTTTCCACGGGCCGAACGGCTTGCCGTAGACCTGGCGGTGAGCGCGATCCGCAAAGCGATAGAGGAACGTGTCCTGCTGCTTTGCGTTCTTGATCACCTCCTTGGCTGCGTCTGAGAAGAGCGGCTGGTCCAGCTCGGCGAGAAACGCCCGCGTGCCTGCTGGGTCTGGCGTGTAGCCGAACTGCCCGTCAATGCGTGCGGCGACGCGATGCGTGGCACGCTCCACGAGTGCCCCGAGGATCGCCATGACGATGACGAACGCGACGGCAGACAGAGACCAGCGGCTACTTCGTGACATCGGCAGCAGCCCTCGACAGGTCACGGAGTGCAGAGACCCACGCCGCACGGCTCTCGGGCGTCACAGGACCGCCAGACGAGCCCACGGCGTCATCCAAGAACCGATGGACGGCATCCCTCACCTGCGGCTGGCGAGCACCGATGCTCTCGCCCTTGCAACGCATCTCGCGGGCCGCAATCCGCAGGTCATCGAACGCAACGCCGGTCTTTAGCCGTTGGTCGTGCTTTCCGTCATAGTCGATGCACTCGGCGAGCTCGCCGCAAAGTGCTGCCATGATCGAAGCGTCCTCGGCGGCAGTCGGGCCAATGAACTTGCCCCTGAGCGTGAACGCATCAGGCGGCGCAGGTGCTGGGCTAGGTGCTGGTGCCTGCCGGCTCGGTGCGAACGCAATCACCGCAGCCACGAGCAACGCCACAGCAGCGACGTACTGCCCGTCGATGGTCGGCACCTTGGCCGTGGCATACCACGCCTTGGCCCTCTCGGTGATCTGCTGGCCCGCGAGCACGTAGACCGCGAAGGCGATGAGTAACACTGTTATCACGACTTCCTCACGAGTGGCAGAATTGTTTCGATGGTCCCGGCAGCAATGGCGACGACCAGTGCTCGAGCTGCGGGCCTGACAATGAACCAAAACGGATAGGTTGCGTACGGCACACACAAAACGGCGAGCGAGTCAAACAGCACGCCGACAGCCTCAAGCACGATGGCTCGCTTCTCCTCACCCGTCAGGTTCTGCGTTGCGTCAAGCGTCTCGACTGACAGCCTGACCAATGCCGCGACGAGGGCACCGAACTCCATCCACGTCAGGCCATCGCGGGCCGAGACTCTTGCCGTGACGAGGAAAGCCGTGACCTTGTCGGCGATGTCCGAGAACGGACGAGCGGCGGCGATAGGGGCGTCGGCGACCATACCTACCAATCTGGCTGTATCTCCGGGCTGTCTTGCAGTTCTTCGGGCAGGGAATAGGAACGCATCTGGAAAAACTGCGTCTTCACGACTCGCCGTTCCTGCTCGGTGGCGTCGTCCCAAGTGGCACGGATACGCTGCGTGGCCTCGCGGATCTCCTCGGGTGTCGGATCACGGCACTCGGATCGCTTCGGCTTGAAGCGGAAGCGTCGGTCGTGCCGAGGGGCCAGCGGCACAACGCCCTTCAGCCGGATCAGCTGGTCCTTCGTGATCGTCCAATGGGTGCAGATCGCCACCATTGCGGAGTGAGAGTCCCACTGCATCCGCAGGAGGTGCAGGTCAATCGTTGCTGTGTTGCCCGCCATCCAGCCACCTCATGACGCACCGCTGCGACGGGTTCAGGTACAGGCCCTTGCCAGTAGCCCGCTCAATGCTCTCGTGAAACTTCACGTGTTCGCAGTCGGTGCCGTCGTACGTTCCCGACAGGTAGGCGGCTGTCCGGTAGATCGCCAGCCCGCCCATCGCACTGCAGACCGGCACAGGTGGGCTGCCGACCGGGGGCAGCCACTGGTGCTTCCAGCCGCCCACGCCGTTGCTGTAGTCATCCCAGTACGAGTTCAGCCGGAGCGCCCAGCAGTCGTAGTGCAGCCACGCCGCAATCATTTGCGTCTCGCCTGCGGCGTTTGTCTCGTAGGCCGGATGCTGCAGGAGCGACACGCTGGCCATGCCGTAGGCGTCGGGCATGTGACGCATCCAGCCGACTCCGTTGAGTATCCCTCGGTTTGACCAACCGCCCCATGCGTCGAGATCAATCACCACGACGTAGTCGGCGTCGGCTGCACAATCACGGACCCACTGCTGGCAGGCTGTCCGGTACTCAGCCAGGGCCTCAGTGCGTCGGCCAGCGAACTCCGAGGAGAACTGCTGCCGGCCGAGCCGCTGGCTCGTAAACGTCGCCTGGCGGTGCTGGCGGCAGAAGTCGGCGAGCACCTGGTCGGTGTTGTCCTCGTTGTCGTTTGTCTCGACGTGGAGTTTCCACGAGCGGCAAAACCCACCGAGGCTGAGGACACGCTCGAGGTTGGATGCTAGCTGCGGCGCACAGCTGCGGGCGAGGCCGACGACGGCAATCTCGCAGTCAGCCAGCACGGCAGCGCCTTGGGCCGCCAGCTCGTCGAATGACGACCGGAACGGCGGCGACGGCAGCACCAGGTGCTCGGGTATCTTCACCGCTTCCATGCCACTCCGACTCCGTAGGGCTCTTCGATCATCTCGTGCGGCGCTCGGTGCTTGTGAACAAACGAGTCAAACACGTGGCACAGGTAGGGGTGTGTAGGGTGCGTCACGTCGTGGAACGCCACGCAGCCTCCCGGCCTCACGAGCGGCCAGACGTTCTCCAGATCCGCGAGGCCGCCCTCGGCGGAGTGGTCACCGTCGACGAGGACCAGGTCGAACGCCTCGGCCATCTCGGGCATCAACGCCGGGATCGTGTCCCGGCTGTCGCCGTCGAGGAACGCCCGGCGGCCGTCGAAGTTGAAGTCGTCGAGCAGCTGCTCAATGTGGGCGTGGCTGCCACGACCGCTGCCGCCGTAGTCGGTGCCCCACTTGTCGGCCACCCACACGGCCTCGAGGTGCTGGCCGGCGTTCTCCAGGACGATCCGCAGGCTGCCCCCGTCCCGGGTGCCGATCTCCAGGTACTGCCGCACCTGCTGGGTGCTGCAATGCTCGGCGAGGAAGCGGTAGAGGCTGGCGTTGCTCACGTCACACGCACGGTCGTCCGTGCCTCCGTGCCGTACCGCTTTTCGATCACCAACCGCTTCACCTGCTTGTCGTTGCCGATGATCGGGCCGATGGCATCCAGAACCGCCTTCGCCACGTTGTCCACGTCCGGCAGTGGGGCGGGCGGCGCCTTGGGCTTCAGACCCTTTTTGTTGAGGTGCGACCTCGGCCGCACGAACACGGCGTCGATCACCACCTCCACCGTCCCCGTGCAGGCACGCAGGCCAGCATCAACGGCTGCCAGCTGCAGGGCCTTGCGGTAGGCGTGGATCGGGTGCCGTGCCTCGACGTAGGCGTGCGCGAACTTGCCACGGGTCGTGATCTTTGCCCGAGGCTGCGGGACCGGCTCGCCGTCAACGCTGAATGTGATGGCCATGCAGCTGATGGTGCCAAACGTGTCAAGCAAACCGCGACGAGTGAATGATCTCCAGGTGACGCATCACCTGTCGCACGCAGTGCCCCTCATGAATCTCATCCAACGCATACGCATGGATGACGGCACCATTGGCGAGATAGAAAACGGCGACGCCCACTTGGACGGGCCGCAAAGCGCCGTCCAGTGGGCCGCCGAGAAACTCGACTGTGATCCAGCCGCGTGCCATTCTCACTCGTAGCGGATGACAGCGAACCACCCACGAGGGCCACGAGCGACACCCTTTTCCACGATGCGATAGCGTCCTCGCATGGCATCGCGGTAGAAGCAGCAGTTCTGCTCTGCGGCTTCCGGCGTCGAGCCGAATCCAATACCCTCTCGCCGTCCTCCAGCAGTGCCGCAGTGACGCAGCACGCCGGTGCGAGCCATCTGCTCGGCGTCCTGCTGTGCCGACGTGATGCTCACGCGCCGTGCGTGAATCACCACGTTGTCAGCCTGGGCCGCGACGCCGCAGAACGCCAGAAGAATCGCCAACACAATCCGTTGCATATGCTTCGCTCCTTCCGAGAAATGCGGCACTCCTGCGCCGCTGCGACTCACACTAGACAACGCGTCAAGTAATCCCTTGGAAGCGGTGGCCATCCCACGAGTATTTCGGGGCGCTGACCCGCTCTGTCTTGGGCACCGATGGCGGCTCTCGTCGTGCTCGACATTCCGCTGCACGCTCGGCTATCTGCTCTGGCGTCGGATCGTCTTCCTGTGGTCCGTGGTATGCACGGCGTCGCCTCGGAAGGTTGTGCCGTGCCACCAGTTCCGCGACGTACGCAGTTGCACAGCCAAGGGCGGCAGCAATCTCGACGTGAGTCTTGCCTGCCGCCCAAAGCTGTTGCAGCCGGGCCACGCTGTAGACGCATGAACCGTGTTTACCCATTAGGCGTCCACCGCCAGTGGCATGATCACGCCAGTGTTGTCGCCGCATCGCAGGATGACGGCAGACTGTGCGTCAACGGCTTCGACCTCGACCTCTGGCTCTGCCTCGCTGTCGATGCCGCCCAGCCATTGCTGGACGAACAGCGGGTCCAGCTTGACCGTCGCCTTGTCACCGGCTTCCACCACGTCACAGGTGACGCTGCTCTCGCCCTTCTCGGCACTCTGCCCGTGCAGCCAGATGCCGCCGTCGCTGAAGACGAACTGGACCCCCTTGCTCTCGTCGCTGGTCACGATGGCTGCGGCCCGAGTCGCCGCGAGCAGATCCGACCGGCTGACCGTGGTTGCCTTGGCGTCACGATCCGGCAGCGTGTCACGCCACCGAGGGTAGCGACCGTCGAGCAGGCGAGCCTTGACCGTCACGCTGCCAACCGTG